TTTTGTTGCAAAAATAAATGGATTGAGAAAATACAAGAAAATATAAATAAAATATATTTCTAGAGTTTTTTATAATAAAACACTCTAGAAATATCTACTTTTTGTCTACTAGTAGATATCCCCCTACAACTAAATTAGTTGGAATGTCTCGAATAATTCTATTAATTCGAATCGACGGATGTACCACTTTACAAAAATCCGCTATGCTTTTGTAAAGTGGATTAGTCATTCTGAAATTTGCTTTTGCTACCGCCGTCATTTGTTTGTAATTATCTGGCTTTTCTAAATCTTGACCATATGGTTTATATATTCCATCTTTGTACCATTGCTCTATTCTTGTATACGGAGTCACCATACATGGATATATCTTTATCTGGTCTAACTTTAAATTTGGATCATTATTAATCGCTTCAAACATTTTTATGTCTTCATCTATCATATCCAATTTATTGTCTGGATTTGGTAAATCTGGCATAAAATGACCATCTACTTTAAATCCATTATCTTTGAGTATCTTGATTGCTTGAATTGTATGTTTATAATAACACTTTCTATTCACATATTTTAAAATTTCATCATTTATATGCTGAATTCCTAATTGCAATCTTGTCGCACCTATTCTACGTAAACTAATTAAACCATCTGATTTAATTTGATCTGGTCTTGTTTCTGGTGTTAAACCAATAATTCGAACTAATGCATTTTCATTATCTTTAATTTCATCAGACAATGTTTTCGGTGGATTAATTAATTGATAATCACTAATGGTTTTATCTGAATTTGACACTTCATATGTTAAAATATGATAAAAATTATTAGCAACATAATAAATGTCCCTAATAAATTGCTCTCGATATTCTGACGGATATGAATCCCACGTTCCGCCCTGAATAATCACCTCACATTTATCTATTGTCAAACCCTGATTAATGTATTGTTTCGCTCGAGCCAAAAATTGTTTAATTGGATCATGATCATTTTGTGTTGCCCGTGATACTCCTGGCTCTTGTGTTAAATAACTCCTTGGTTGTCCTGGTTCATTAGGACAATAATGACAATCATATTTACAACTAAATTTTTTATCTTCGAATGCATATTCTTGTACATATTCAACAGTTGTTATAGTCTCATCATTTTGGGTAACTGTTTGTGTTATTTTTGCTTTGGTGATTTTTGGATATGCACTGGTAAATATTGAAAATACCATTACACCACTATTTTCACGCGTCAAATTACATTTCAAAATTCGTTTTAAATTATTATGATATTCATACTTTTTGTCCACTATTCCCTGATCATAATAATAATTAAAATGACCATATTTTAAATTGTGTTTTGGTTTAATAATCTTCTTCTGTTCATTAATAAATATTTTGAGTTCATCAGTTGATTTTAAATTTCCAGACAAATATGCATCATATATTTTATCCATGATTAATACATGTTTTTGATCATACATTAAATCATATGGCTTATTTATCTTATTGGTTAATAGTCGGGTATTAGTAATGTAATCCTCAATGTCCATCATTTTTGCAAATATAAAAGTGTTATAATTATAATTATAGTAAAATTATAAATATTATGTTAAAAATAATATTTCAAATTTTTTTACCATTACTTAAAACATGACAATTTAATTATTGATTTTTTTATGGTTAACATGAATAAAATGGTATATTTTTAGTATAAAGATAATAGTAGTTTAAAAAATTGTTACTGTTGCAAAAAACATGGATAAATTTACTTTAAAGGAAACATTTGTCTATTATTTTATGGACTGTATTTATATAGATATATATGAATAATTACAAAATATTTATAAACATCATAACATTAATTATTGCATATTATATTTACATAACTTTTGCAAAAGCCTTAATTTATTTTATTACACATGATATTAAATATGTTGGTTTATTTTCGTCCATTTATATTTATAATGAAATATTTATTGAAGGTGATTATAATTGTATCAAACCAAAAAATAATTGGACAATATTTGATATAGGAGGTAACATTGGATTATATACATTATATTTAAATGATAATTATTCTGATTTGAAAATTCATGTGTTTGAACCAATCAAAGAGTTACATAAAAAATTAGTTCATAATGTTAATGTTAATAAAAAAAATAATAATAAGATTATAACAAATAATGTTGGTGTTGGAGATATAACAAGTAATTTAACAATTAATTTTTTTCCTAATGCAGATGGCTTATCTACACTTAATAATGATATCGAAGAAAAAACAAAAAAAATAATAGAATCAAAATGTAAAAATACAAATATATTATCGTATTTTTGTGAATCATTTTATTCTACTGTTTTAAAAAAATCTTTAACAAACGTTAAACAAAATATATCTATAATTAAAATGACAGATTACATCAAACAACACAATATAAAAAAAATTAATTTAGTTAAGATAGATGTGGAAGGATTTGAATATAATGTGATCAATGGTTTGAGTTCAGAAGATTTTAAAATTATTGATAATTTTATAATAGAGGTTGAAAATTATAATGGTTGTAATTTATCAAACATTACATCACTACTTCAAAAAAATAATTTTATTGTCTACAATTTAACACCCGGTAAATTATGGACAACTATTTGTGCACAAAAAATATAAGTGCACACATTTTATCTGTTGTGTAAAATAAACCTAAGGAGACAAATCAATAGTTATTTCATTTTCATCTAATGTTTGTTTTGCATTGGTCAAACTACAATTTACTTTATTGTTGGTCATATTTTTAATTGTATCACTAATCATATCAATTTCAGATTGTAATGAGATGATTGTTCATTTAATAAATTTATTTTATTAATTATTTGTTGTTGGATGTTTAGGGATATCTACTAGTAGACGAAAAGTAGATATTTCTAGAGTGTTTTATTATAAAAAACTCTAGAAATATATTTTATTTATATTTTCTTGTATTTTCTCAATCCATTTATTTTTTCAACAAAAATATTCATTATTTGCAATACATCTTCTACTAATTCCTCTTTTGGTTCTTTGTTTTTTGATTCATTTATTATTGTTATTTTCATATAATCTATAGGAATATTTTATTTTTCGGATATCCGAAAAATAAAATATTCCTATAGATTATATGAAAATAACAGAATTTTTAAAACGTCACTCACTTATAAATAGTAAATTTATAGATGATTTTTATTCTTTTTATGATGAAGGTAAAAATGAATATGATTATACAATCGATCTTGATAATCTAGCATTTTGGTTAGAAATTCAAAAAGGACATTTAAAAGATTTATTAATAAGTAATTTTACAGAAGGTGAAGATTATATTGAACTTGAAAAAAAACAAAATGCAAAAGGAATCGGTCGTGGTAAAAATAATCGTAAAATAATAATGTTAAGATATACTTGTGCAAAAGAATTATGTATGATTTCGAGAACACAAAAATCATCTGTAATTCGTAAATTTTATATTGATCTAGAGAAATTACTGATTACCTATAAAGAAAGCATCGTGAGAGATATTAATAATCAATTAGGAATAAAAGATACCAATAAAGAAATTATTGATAAAAATAAAAACAAAGGTCTGATATATGTATTAAAACTTAATAATGGTAAATATAATGATGATGAACCAATTGAAGTTAAAATAGGATCTACTGAAGATATAGAAGAAAGAATGAGACAATATAATGTAGGTCGTATAAATGAATTACCTATTGTTTTTGTATATTTAACAGATCATGTTGATGAAATAGAAACATGTATTAAACAAAACTTAAAAAAACATCAAATTAAACATAAAACAGAAACATTTAAGATTGATTTAGATTTCATAAAAGAAACAATTAAATATTGCTCATTAAAAAATGCAGTAATGCTCCAACAAAACAAAAAATTAATGGATCCTAAAAATAGACACAAAGGTGATTATTTTATAATTATTGACAAGGAACGATTAGATAGAGTTGATGAGTTATTATTAAATGTTAAAAAAATACGTAATAAAGAAAAACCACTTGAATTATTAGGATTTAAAAATTCAAAAGGTTCTAAAAAAGGATCTAAAATGGCTAAATCATCAAAAGGATCTATAAAAGAATCTAAAATGGCTAAATCATCAAAAGGATCTAAAAAAGGATCTAAAATAGCTAAAACATCAAAAGGTTCTAAATTAATTAAATCCTCAAAAGGATCAAAAAAGAAAACAAAAAGATCAACATTAAAAAAATCATATATTGACATATAAATAAATAATTACATATTGATAACTCGTCTATTTTAAATAACTTTATCAAACATTACTACTTCAAAAAATATATACATTAGTATCAATTATTTTTGCAGTAATTGTAATCGTAAATTCAATAATTCAATATCTTTGTCTTTTAACATCAATTGAAAATCCCTTTCGTTTTTTAAATTATTATATTTTTCTGTTAACATTGCAATTTCGTTTTCTTTTTCTTGAATCGTATTTTTATGTTTTTCTATTTGCAATGTATTTGCATTTGTTAATTTTTCTTTTGTCAAATCGTATTCATTTTGAATATCTTTTAATCGTCTTTCTAATTTGTCTATTTTATCCTGCATTTCCATATAACAACCAATATATGAGTTTTTTATTAATTTGTAATGTTTTGTGGCTTTCTCGTATTCCATTTTATTTAACACTATTAATTCATTTGTATTTTTGAACTCAGCTTTATTTAATTTAAAATAGTCTTTTAAACTTGTTTCTGCATCAAATATGTATTTTGGATCTATTACTGAAAATAACATCAATTCAATATGATCTAATTTAAACATTCGTTTAAAATCTCGTTCATGTTCACCAGATCGACGAGGTAAATCGTCTGTAGTTCCAAATTTATATAATAGTGTATCTTTGGAATATGATTTTGTTTTTAAAAGTTCATTTGCATTACCAAGTATAAATAGATATACACAAGGTGTTTTACCTGAACTTGTTTTAAATGCCTCTTTAATGGCATGTATAGATGCACCGCCAAACATTGATTTTACAAGTTCATATTTAGAATCTTCAGTGCCCATTTGAACTGTAAATAATGTTTCGGTAGCCCAATCTTGAAATGATTCGGCATTTCCTGAACGAGAACAAAAGAGCACTTTTAAAATTCCTTTATAAGTTAAATAGACCTCTTTAGCGTTCTGCTCTATGGAAGGATTACTTCCACAGACGATTACAAAATTAACAAAATGTTTATTAATTTCATATGAAGATTCATTGTCTATAATTATTTTTTGTAAATTTGGCATTTCAAATCCTTTACTAATATCTTTCAAACGAAAATAACAGTTTTTATGATTTCTTTCACCTCTAATTGTAATATCTAATGTTCGTCCATTAGAATCTCTAAATTTTTCATTATCTTCAATTTCTAGTATATCTGGTGCAATTGGATATGTATTTATAGTAACAATCGAATTATTTAATACAATGGGATTATCAGATGATGAACTACTTGAAGTATTATCAAATGATAAATTACTTGAAGTATTATCAAATGATAAATTACTTGAAGTATTATTAGATGATAAACTACTTGATGCATTGTTATCTGATGGTTCTAGTGTATTGTTCAATTCGACTGTTCCGTATCTTTGTTGATACCAACGCGCACTAACTAATACTTTCGCTTGTTTACAATCTTCCGTTGATATCTTCCAACCTGATTTAGAATTAAATGCATAAATATAATCCTCAACTTTTAATTTTTTCTTTTTGATAACATCTCTACCTTTGTAACCATTAAAATCCAATTTATGATATTCAAATAAATCGGTACATAAATAATATGACTTATTGTCAATATTGATTTGTTGCATTATAAATATATATTTGAATTAGTATACATTTATGATGAATAAAATAAAATATCAATTTTTTTAATTGATCATAATTACATTTCAATAACAAATCTATTATATTTTTTATCATTTGAATTGTCAAAACATATTTCAACACTATTTTCATTTAAATTATTTGTACTATTAACAAATATCATAGGTTTAGTTTCTGTGTATAAATTTAATCTTCTCATTTCATCATTAATCATTAATTGATATTCCAATAATTGGTTCATATCAAAATCATTTTTTTTTCATTTTACATTTACAATCAGGAATTGAAAATGTTTTTTCATTTTGTACGGTTGATGATGGATTTGTCATATTTTTAATTGTTTCACTAATCATATCAATTTCAGTTTGTAATGTTTGAGCATATGTATTGTAATGAGATGATTGATCATTTAATAGATTTATTTTATTGATTATTTGTTGTTGAATGTTTAGGGGTGGGATGGGAATTTCAAGGTTTTGTATTTTTGG